TATGTTTTAAGATAAGCTAATCTATTTCCACTATCGTCTAATATACTATTGACTTCTTTTACATAGGCTATAGCTTCATTAGAACCAGTAAGCTTAAATCCTACAAGTTGCTGTCTTTTAAATCTATCTCCCGATAACGCTAATCTTTTTCCTGTATCTCTCTCTGTGCCAAAGATGCCAGAGGTTGGACCATTTTCAATAGGAATGAATTCGTCTAATTCTCCTTTATATAATCCTGTCTTCTCGTCATACGCTAATTTATTTAAGATTTCTTCATGTGAAGCAAGACCTTCTCTAAGTGTTATTTTATGCGCGACTATACCTTCTGTGTCTAATAAAACTGCAGCTTCTCTATCCACTATTGCACTTTCAGCAGTAAGTCGTTGATTTAATTCTTCATTAGCAAAACCAAAACCAGGACCTGCTACAGAATCATCTGCTGGTTTTGCAAAGAAGGTTAACATTTGAGGAGCCTCTGCTTCTTTGACTACATCATCATATAAATCGCCTTTAAAAATTCTATCGAATCGAGAACGTTCCGCAAGACTGCCAGCAAACTTTTTTTGAGCAGCCGCCTTTTTAGCAACTTCAGTAGGGCCAAAACCAGCTCTTAAATTACGAACCCAACCTAAATCAGAAGGGAATAAAGCACCAGCTTCACCATATATTTCTGTAGCTAAATCTGCTGTAAACGCTGTTCCTTTAGCAGCAGAACCAGAAGAAGTAGCATAGAATAAACGTTGCTCTTCTATCATTCTATTCCTTATATCTGAAGTAAATTTATCTCCAGTGTAGACAGCTCTATATCGTCTATTAACTCTGCTAACTGCTCTACTCCCAGAAGGCATAACCTCTTCAGGCATTCTGAATACAGCTTGAGCTCCATCAACAGAATTCTTATCTTTAAAAGATGAGTACATCATCTCTCTTATTTTTAAGAGATCTCCCTCTACATCTAGTTTATCAGAGACCTTTGTAGCCATCTGCTCATAAGCAGAAATCTGCCTTTCAATAAAAGGGATACCAACCTTTTCTTCATTATATGCAAGACTAGTCTCAAAGGCAGAAGTAAAATTTTTACCTTGAAAAGTTAAACCAGTTTCAGCTAGTGGAAGGACTACTGTCTGTCCTGCTATAGTTGTTCTGTACATAGGCGTGGTTACGCGTGCTCCATCTATCGTACCAGGAACAGCATAAATTTGACCATCACCAACGGCTACACCTTTGCTTGCTAAATCAGTCAAAACTCCTTCCATCCTTTTCTTATTCTTTATTGCCTCTTGATAAGTATCTGGACTGACTAAATCTTCTAGTCTGCTCATGCTTATAGACTGTCTATTATCAACAACAACTCCAGCTGCTCGTGCAGGCTGGTTCTTGATTCTTTTTACTATTCTTTTCTCTGCATTCTTGCCTTTATAAGCAAAGATATCTGACATACCTTGGTTTAATTTATCTAGATTAAAATTATTTGTTTTAGCAATAGAGGTAGCTTCTTTAAAAGCTGACATAGCATCTGTTTGCCCAGAGACTTTTTTGAATAATTCATAGGCTTCTTTCTCTGATACCTTTCCAGAAGAAAGAGCCGTTTCATAAAAAGACTGAGCTATATCTTCTGTAACGATTCTATTAAGCGCAGAGAAACTATTCTCTCCAATCACTTCTTTTGCTTTTTTACTCATAATAGATCTATTAACAATCTGATTGATCATGCCTTCTGTGAGATCTTCAACAGAAGAAGAAACGAAAGAGGAGGAAGTATTTAAAGTCTTACTGATAGAAGAGGCTTTCTCAAAAACTTCTTTAGCAATGTCTGTTTCGCCAGTATGAAAAGCTTGAGTTAGATCTCCCCAGCTCCTTCTCATTGTAAGACCAGCGCCAACAGCTAAAGAACCCCAAGTCGCTACTCCCCATAAAGGTGACCGTTCAGAATATTCAGCCATTACAAACCAATCTCCTTATAAGCAGAAGCGACTAGCCCCTGTCTTCTATCTTTCACTTGTATATTATATGAGTTTTCGGAATAGGAAGCACTATCTGAGAACTGTACATTACTGTCTCTATCTTTAGATAACCTAGCAAAAGAGTAGGCATTTATTTTTGAGGTGACTACATCACTATATGAAGCTTGTCTATCCATTTGTGAGATTGTTCTTTCGTTTATATATGGCTTTCTAGAGAGAGCAGCTTCTCTCTTATCCCATAAATCAAAATCATGATAATCAAGTCCTTCCATCCTTACTTTCTGTAACTTAACATCTTCTAGATCTACAGATGGATGCCATCCAATCCAATCTGCACCAGGTAAAGAATGATTACTGAAATATTCTTCGGCGCGCTTTTCTCTTATCCAATCGTCATAAGGAACTTGCCCACCATTTGTTTCAGACTGCCACTGATCTTCAAGATCTCTTGAATATCCAAATCCTTCTGACTTCCTTGCCGCTCTAACAGACTCGATAACTTCTTTATCATATGGTAAACTACGTCCAGCTTTTTCTCTAGCTAAGGCAGCAGCTTCTTCTTGTCTCATCCATTGGCTTGTATATATTCTCTGCTGATTTTGAGGAACAAGTCTTAGTATTTCTGATCTTTCTTCATCTGTGTTGGCATTCATAAACTCATTAAAATAATCTCTATCTTCTCTAGGCATTGCTGATAAAGGAGGCATACCAAAAACATCTGCTCCAAAAGTAGTACCTTGTTTTTTAGATTCGGCACTAAAAACAAGATCTTGTCTTCCTTCTAGCTTAGCCTGTTTTGATATTCTATTTTGTTTAACCCATTCTAACATATCATAATATTCTTGAGTATCTCTTCTGTTTTGAATATCATCAGGAATACCTTTCATCCCAAGATATTCATATTTAAACATGTTTACTGTTGGCTTAAGGAAATGATCTATTGGTCTATTCCAAAAAGCATTATCTGTACCAATAGCTTCGGTCGCAGCATATTCTTCTATTGCGCTCCTATTCCTTATAAACTTAGAAGCAGGAGACATCGGCGTTAGCATTTCAAGTGGAGTATCTGCAGCATGCATAGCCGTCTCTGCCATCTTTCCAGCTAGTCTTTCCCCAAAACCAAATCTTGCTATGGAGAGATCATCTCTTATTTCTCCTTTTTCTGCTACACCTTCTTGAGCCAACAAAGAGCCAAGATCAGTAGAACCTATCATAGCAACTCCTCTAATATCTCCTCTATCAGAAACTAACTTATTCGGGATAGTAGAAGTTACTAAATCAATCTTTCCGCCAAGCTCATTGTTAATAATAGCCATGGCCTGTTCTTTATTTTTTATCGCTCCTATTCCTTCAAGAGAGATTGCTGCGTCTCCATACTCTTTTGTCTTTATAGTTCTCGGTCCTAAAACCTCTGTAACTGTTACAGTCTCAGTTTTTGTTCTATCGCTGTCAAATCTATATTCGCTAAATTGTTTTCTTTCTTTCTTTTGTCTGACTTGTTCTTTTATCTCTTCTAACATTGCTCTATCTTCATCTGAAGTGACAGCAGCTTCAGCTTTCTTTATAGTATCTTTATAAGCCTGAGAGTACATAGCCACATCAGATAATATTTTAGCTTGATGAATAATGGGATAATCTTCTGGATGTAATCCAGCTACCTCTGGATGCAAAGCAGAATTATGCACAATAAAAGAGGTACAATATTCATGAACCCCTATTACTTCTAAATCATATACTAATCCACTATATGACTCTGTCCTAATAGATTTAATTTTAAAAGCTCTATGGCCGTCTATTTCAAAATCACTTGATGTCTTAGACTTAAGATTTGTAGGTATACAATATTTATAGTCTAATAGGTTTATTTCATAAGATGACGAAGATAACACTCTAAATATATATTCTTCTCTAGTCTTTCTTTTAGTAAGAGAATAATTAATGTTATAAAGTTTACAATAAAATATTAATCTATCTAGTAGTTTCTCATATTTTGGAGATATACTAAGTTCTAGGGATTCTTTAGAACGATATCCATCTCCTTGTATCCAACCACTTAATAATTGTATGAACTGTTCTTTGTTTATACCAATTGGTATCGTCTTATTCTCTGCTTTCCCAAACGTATAATCAATAAATACTTTAAATGGCTTATTATTGATATCTACAATTTTTGCATTTTCATTTCGTCTATCATATACACTAGTATTAAATAAACTCGATATCAAATCGACTAAGTATTGTTCGTCTTTATGAAATGTTAAAGACACCTTGTTCCTATTTAAACTGCCTTCAGCAATGTACAAACCAAAGAAAAACCATAATTCATTTGAGTCTTGTATTTCTAAATGAATCTGTTTGTTTTTAATTTTTTTATTATTTTGATATCTATAAGTCTGATATATATTGTTCCCGATATACTCTAAGTCTGAATTCTTTTCTATGATCTCACTAGTATTTAGATCAAAAGAACTAAAAGATCTATCTGATATTGGGCGTAATACAAAATCTCCTTCTTCTAAATCTTTAGCCTGTATCCATTCAATTTTACTATTTAAGTAATCTACACAACACATTTTTTTACAAAATTCAGACTCTTTACATGGGCGACGTTTTACATCTGCTGATTTGTGATATTTGCATTTTTTAGTTTTAACAACTTTGACTTCATGCTGTGGAGTTAATTTAGTCTCCTCATTAATACCACCATAAGAAGATATGCAAATTAATTCTCCTTGATACTCTCTAGAAAAAACACGTCTAACAAGATTATAAAATTTTGATGTCGCGACATAATCATAAAGCTGAATATCTTTTATAGGAACATATCCATTGATCGTTTCAATTTTAGTATCTGGATGTAAACAATATCCTGCGCCAGGGAGTCTTATTTCTGCTTCTTTTATCTTGTCATATGGATTGCCATGCATAAAGTCATTAGCATAATAATCAGAAGGCATCCAAGATGGCATTGTGTTGGTTAATGGATTATATGTTTCTTCTTGTGAAGGAGTTCTTGGGATGAATCTTCTAATTGGTTCTGACATACCAAGTGCGCCACCAATGTTCATATGCTTCCAAAGCCAAGCTTCTGATCCAGTTTCTTTACCCATTGTAGCCATGGTCATCTGGTTTTGTAGTGGACTATTCCTACCAATAAAAAGATTCTGTAAGGATTCTTCAGCAAAACCTGGAAGACCTATAGCCTCTCTTCTTCTATATGTAAGTTGATTAAATATTTGTCCGGCACTACCAGGGGCAATGGGAGCCCCTTTGCCCATGCCGCCAAATTCTGTTGCCACTATCTCTTCTGGTTCTGGCACTGGTTCTTCTACATATTCTCCACCACCAAGGTTCCATTCGCTAGGACGAATAGCTTTCCTTGGTTTAATCATTTTGCCAAAAGTTTCAGCAATAAGTGGGCCAATAAAAGGAACATCTTCTCCATAAGTCCCTGTTAACGGAGCAGGTCTTTCATACATATACTTTCGCTCATAATGATACTTGAAATCATCTCCACCAAAAATGGCATCAATTGGATTCAGTAATGGATCATATTCCCAACGTTCTTCTTCTGAACCATATAAACCTTTTTGATAAGCTCTTGTTCTGAGACGGGCGATGTTGTGCTGGCGGAAATATTCTATTCTTCCACCTTCATATGCGCTTGAATTATGAACAAGAAATGTGCCAGCAACAAATAAATGATCTTTTTGATCGACTTCGAAGTCATAAACAACATCATCGTATTCTTCTACTTCGATAGAACAAATTTGACAAAATAATTTTCCGTCATATTTTTTATAAAAATAAGGCTTAACATTAGGTACCCACCTTAATCTATGCTTTCCTCTATAATCATTTTTCTCAAATTTAGATAAATAAGGATATTCTCCTAAACTTAATAATATAGAAAAGACAACTTCTAGTAGTTGTTTTCTACAAGAAGAAATAACTTTTGTATTTCCATCTAAATGGCCATCTCCGCACCAGTAACCTTCAATAAGTTGTTCTTTAAACTCATTAGGTGCATTTAAAAATACGGTTGGTATTATTTTATCTTGTTCTCTATCACTGTTATAGAATAAATCAAAAAATACTCTCGCTAATAAAGAATTACAAATTCTTACTATCCAACAACCTTCATGATGTTCCTTTGTCCCTTTTTTAAATCTAACTGTTGGAATCATATTAAATTCTTTTTTCACTATATGAATTATATCGTCTACTATCCATCTCTCAGATTTAGCGTGTACAGTCTCTATCATATTTGGTATATCATTTTTATAAGAAAGATTTCCTTCTGCCAAGAAGTAACCAAATAATCTACCTAATTCTGGAGACAAAGAAATCTTCTTTGGTATAGGAAGGCCATTAGATACTTGTATCTTTTTGTTATACCAATTAATTTGAGCAGATAAAACTTCACTTGTACTAGATAAAAAATGACCTATTTTTATTAACTCTTCTGTATTAAGAAAATTAGTATCTTTTTTTAACTTTGATATTGGAATCTCAACTAAAGAACCTAGTTTTAGATCCTTAGCCTCAACTTCTACTACTCCTTCTTTTGTTAAAATAGGAACTATATGATTGCCTGTTATTTTTGTTTCTGTTACCCAACTTGCTCTAGTTTTGAAAGATAGAATTTGCCCCTCATGATGTCTTGTAAAAATATTTATTACAACTGCTTCGTCTCCGTCTCTACTTATTAAAGAGTCTCCTATTTTAATATCTTGTGCTTCTTTAGCATTACCTATATAACCTATTGGAATCATTGAGTTTTTAGCTATGCATCGGCCGAACTCCCACCAACGACCTTTGCGGATAGCAACCTCTTTTTTGCCAGAATATATATCTTCAAGTTCTTCTGGAGTCTCTGTAGTTCCAACTACTCCAGCACCAGGAACAGCAGCAATAGGATTACCACTCAATAAACCAGTTGCGGTATTAAGACCACCCCAAAGTAGAAGACCACCAATAGCTCCAAGAGCCATAGGATGGCGAACTTTACTAACTACACTTCCAAGTTTTGTTTTAGCAAACTTCTCTCCAGCTTCTGACTCCCATATGAATTTAGCAACATTATCTTTATGTTCTTCTCTAGCTTTCTCTAATGTTGCCCAAAGTTCTCCACTAGTCTCTGCGTTTTCTTTTATTGCTTTGCCAGCAAAAGCTAAATAATCACCAAAGCCAACAGTAAGACCTCCAACACCAGCGAATCCAACTGCTGCGCCCAAAGAACCAAGACCAGGAGCGATATCTTCTTGTTTTCTTACTGCAGAAGAAAGACCAGTCGCCTCAGAGATTTCTGCTCTTGTTATTTGAGCATCTGAATATAAAGTAGCAGCTCCAGGTATTATGCCTTCATTAAATCTAGGAGCTATGCCAGCAGCAAGACCTACAACTGCTCCTATGGCAGTAGCTTTTAAGTTAATAGGTAGACCAGGTTTTTTTGCCAGGAAAGTTCCTATGGCTGCGCCACCTATAGTTGATGCAGCTGCAGCGGCAACAGGATTGCCTTCTGCTCTAAGATAGTCTATGTATTCTATACCTTTCCAAGCAGCACCTATAACAACGGCTTTACCAATTAAAGCTGATGTCATACTAGTTGCCGTACCTGGTTTAACAGGAAGATCAGAAAGAATTGGAATCTTAGATATTGCTCTGCCTATTACTGGAATCTCTCCAGGTGCCTTAAGAACAGTATTTAGTCTGCCAACGCCTGCTGCAGCATGAGCGCGCATAAGATTAGTAACTAGTTCTGTTCTCGCTGCAACTTTAGCTGCTTCATCGCCAAATTCAAAGGCAGCGCTACCTACATTCATAGAAGAACGATATCTAGCAGCAATAATTAATCTTTTTCTTTGCTGTTCTGGAGGAAGTGCTTTTACCCAATCATCGAAAGAAAGATTAGATTTAGCTTTGATGTAATCATTATAGAGAAGAGAATCAGATAACGAATCTGTTATTTTTGCGCCTTCTATACCAGCTATATTCATATTTACGCCAATAACTCTAGCGTAATAGTCTGCTATAGAAGCACCCTTTGGAGAGCCAGACAGGATATGTATTCCCTCTCCAATAACTGTTCCTGTCTCGTCTAGTACTTCTCCAAAAATACCATCAGTCGCACGGAAGGTGACGCTCTTAACGTCGCCTAACATTTTCTTTAACGTTTCAGCGTACTTGCCTTTTGTTCCAAGAACATCTTGCCCAAATACTATATCTTCAGAAAGTGTTTCTAAAGGAGAGAGAGATTCAGAAATACGAAAGGTTCTAAGAATTGCAGCGGGAAAAGCTGTCTCTGCAGCCCTAATACCACGAAGGTATACGTCCCACATTCTGCCACCACCAGGTGCAGGCAGGAAACCAGAAGCAGCAACAGCGCCAACACCAAGCCCAGCCTGAGCTAACCCACTTATACTTTCATCTCTTTGGTCTGGCTGTTTTCCTTTTAAAGAATAAGGATTATCCAAATCATTTCCCTCTTAGAGACGCTCTATAATTAAAATCTTCTTCTTGAGCTTTCTCTATAGCTTTTCTTCTTAACTCTTCAAATCTAGGATCTATAGTTTTAGGTTTCTCAAAATCTTTTAAAGCTCGAGCTTCTTCTAGAATCTGATTTGTGACAGTATTCGTTTTCGCCTTAGCATCGTCACCTGGAGATTTAAAAGCAAACTCTTTCTCTATTTTACCAGATTCCAACAAAGAACGTTCAGCCTGGACAAATATTTTCATAACAGAATCAAACGGCAATTCTTCAAGTTTTTCAAATGTATAAGCATGAAATGTACTACAGATGACGCGACAAGCAAAATTTATAAAACTATCTCTTACTTCTCTATTTTTATCAATAATATCATCTATATAGCCAGAGGTGCCTTCTTGTTGGCTAACACCAGAAAAGTACAAAGCAAGATTAGTTAAGCTTTCTGGAACGCCAGCAGGAAGGTCTTCAGATTCTTTAATCCAGTCATCCTCTACTAGGTCTCTAAAAACCTGCTCAAAAAGTAAAAGTCTTAATGGTTCTTCTACGATAATAGAAAGTAGATAGGCATATTGCTGTGCTTGCTTAATTGAAGGAAGGCGAAATGGGATTTCTATGTCTCCAATAAGAACAACATAGAGATCTTTATTTTTGCGCCTAACCGCAGAAAGTATTTGTGGCAGGCTCATGTAACCCCTATATTAGAGCTTGATTGTCATATTGGCTAGTTCACGTGGATCAATAAAAAGAGATTGCTGTTCTACCTGTGCAACAATAGAGGTGACACAACCAGCAGGTAAGGCTGCGATTTGATCAGGTTGTAATCTTGGCCAAAGAATACATTTATTAAAGATGACATCTTCTCTTTGATCAACACGCTGTTTATTAAAAGAAGGATCTTGATTCATTTGGATCCATTCTTGTCTCTTCAAATATCTATAAATAAAGATAAGCTCTCCAGCCTCAACAATGAAAAGATTTCCACACATCGCCTTCCAATTTAAAAGCTGCTCTGCAGAAGGGAAAGCTGGATTTATTTTTGAAAAGATCTTGGAGATCTGTTTCATCTTCTCCACTGGATCGTCAGATAATTGTTCAGCTTGTTCGCCTTGTTCTTCTTTAATTTCTTCTTTTACTTCTTCTTCTTTTGGTTTAGTAGTCACTTTATTTACTCCTTTGATATTTTGTTTAACCTCTTGTTTGGCCACCTGAGTCTTAGGCATCCCCTGTATAGGTGGAGGAGGCATTGGAATCTCATTTAGTTCTGCTGCTAAATCAAATTTTTGATTTGGATCTCCAAAAGCAGCCATTCCTTTAGCCTGTAATTTTTTAGCTTCACGTTCGATCTCGGCTTCTTCTTGTGAAGAAATTACGCGAGATACTCTATTGATAGGTTTATTCATATTGAATCTCCTTGTTGTTACCTACTTATTTATATAGTGCTTCTATATTTTAGACAAGATTTCTTGCTATAAAAGAATAAGTTTCATATATAGGTTCACCAGATGCTGCCATTTGCTGAGAGAAGCCTAAGAAACTAACATCTAATAACTTCTTAACGGTGTGATTGGCGGTATGATCACTTGTATTTCCATATATAATCCAGATATCTACAGGAGGATACTGGTCAGCATTTCTATGAGTCATAATTGTTTCTAGTTCAAAGACTTGTTGCTCAGAAAGATTACCACTGAATAACTGATCCCTAATAATCATATTATCTTTTGTATTTTCCGATCCGTACCATAAAGCATCTTCAAACTTTTCTGCCCAATCTTCAAATGGATTATCCTCTAAAGCAGCTAACTGTCTTACAAATTGATTCTTGCCTTTTGCATCTGTAGGCAATGGATTTTTAGGATCCGTTACCTCTCCACCCCAGCCAAACATTTGCTCTACATTTGCTCTCATTGTTTGGTCTCTTCTGGCCTGTTGAGACAATGATGTGAATGGCTTAGATGGATCTGTAGGCTTTACCGCATTGCGATATACTTCTCCTTCTTTCCCAGGATTATATCTAACAGAGGTTGGTAAAGAATTCGCTGTAAGTTCAACATATCTTTTTATTGGATACATTAAATACGCTGTCTCTTTAAAAGCAATTGTAAGTTCTCCAGAAACAAAGATCTGTCCATCTGATACAAAAGTATAATATTGATTAGCATATCCATATACTGGAGTTCTATTCTGTCTTCTTTGGAAAGAAATATGGATTGCGCTATCTAAAAGGATATCGCCAAGCATAACTTGTATTTGAGATCCAGAGTAATAATCATTCTCAAAGGCTTGAGTCAGACCAGTCTTTTCATTATACATTCCAAGATTTCTCTCGCCTAAGATTTTATTATTAATATCAAATACCATAATTACTTAAACGCGTCCCTTCTTTCTATAGTGTTAAACTTATCCTGTAGCAAGGAACTTGCATCGGCTGTCCAAGCATTAGTTGGCCCACTTTTATTTCTCATAGCATTCTGGACATGACTCATAGGATCTATATCTCTAGCTACATATTGTACCACGTTCTCAGAAAGAATATCTTCTATTGAGAAGGTCCCGCCATCTTGCACAAACTCGACACCATAAATACCCATATAAGAGATAGCACCATATTCATTAGCGAAAACAAATCCTAAATTCAAAGGTGGTAATTGATCTGGCAAGGTAGCAGTATTCTGTTGTAAGTCATAGTCTGATGTGCCTGAACTATATACAGCGAGATTAGCTTCAAGAAATTCATGTAATACATGCTTATAGAACATGGTGAATACCATTGTTCCTGCAATTGTCCTAGGTCCTCTAGTGAATCCTCTAGGATAAACAGAACCTAATGGACGGACAGGAGACTTCTCTCTAAAAATAGACCAGGATATTGTTTGCACCTCTCCAAGTACTTTTGTGACTGGGATAGATTCTAACTTTTGTAATTCAGCTTCTAAAGACATAAGCTCTTGGCCCATACCAATTAAAGCTTCTTGCTGTAATAACTTCCCTTCTGATGGATTAGAAGAGGCTAAAGTAAGAGCTTCATTTGCATCATTTGCTCTTTTATAAAGTTCTGCTTCTTGCCTTTCTAATTCAGTGGTCTTCTTTTGTAACGCATTCTTATTGCCTGTCGCTATGAACTTTGTACTTCTAGCTGCATTAAGATCTATTTGCTCCTGTGGAGTCAGATCCTCAGGATCTTTATTCCCCAATTCTGCTATCGTTTTGTCGCATTGAATGATCTGTTCTTCATAGTCTTCTATCTTTTCGTTATTATCAAAAACAAGATTACTAACTCGTTCTAATTCGTCTCCAGTTTCAGGGGTAGTACTCGACTGTGAAATAGCATTATCTACAACATCACTAAGATTATCACTGCTAGAAGTAAGCCAGTCTAATTTATCTTTTACCTTTTGGTCTACTTCTTTCTTTACTCCATTTTCTACATTTAGCAAATCTGTATTTGCTACTGAACCAGGACTAGTTTGTGGAGTAAGACCAGTCTTTGCAAATGCCCCATTTGGATTACTATATTCATTGTCTATCTGAGTCGTAAGAAGATCCTGATAAGACTTCTCTTCTGAAACCTTAGTGTCTGCATCAGAAATAACTGTATCATATGAGTCTATAAGCTCTTCTGCTCTATCTATCTTACCTTGAGCGTTGGCTATAGCTTTCTCTTTCTTTGGCCCTTCTGGCATCTTATAAGCTATTAAAAGTTCCTTTTCTGCTTGCTCTAATACCTTGTTTTGTTTCTCTTTATCTTTCCTAGCCTTATCCCCTATTTTTTTATACTTAGCCTCTTTTTTAATTGAGTCATTTTTTTCTATCTCTTTAGGGCGAATAACGTCATTGTATGCTGTCATCTTTTCTTGTTCTAACGTAGTCTCATTCATCCCTGTCTGGGCCTTTTGGAGATCGGTTTCTAAAGCTGAATTTTGATTATTTAAATCATTAATCATCTTATTCAGTCTTTGTCTACCAGCAACATCTGATGGAGGTAAAGCATCAAGATCTTCTTGTATCTGTTGTTTGGCAACATTATTAGCCGTTATTGTATTATTCGCTGTATCAAAATTTTGTGAATAAGTTTCGTACTTTTTTACTAAAGAGGCATCATACTTATCTTTTTCTTTATCATTTTTAAATTCAAATCTTTTTGCATTATTAGCTGTCTCTTGCGCTTCTTGAACAGCTTCTACCGCTTTTGCTTCAGCCTCTGCATCAGCTACTGCATCTGCTTTCTCTTCTTTTAAAGCTTTATATTCCCCATCTGGCCCAACAACAAAGTCGTCTCGTATTGCATCTGGATTTCTTTTCTCTTCTTCCTCCATCTCTTTCTTTAACATTGCTATTTTATCTTGAAGTTCTTTCACCTTTCTCTCTGGAAAAGGCATATGAACAACAACTTTTATATCCGCCCCGCTGTAACTACCATATCCAATATAGTCTGAAACAATTGGAGCGTTTCCAGAAGGTGGAGAAGGAAACTGCGTAGGAGATGTTGGCATCTTTCCTCCATAGAGGAAGACCCCTAGATTTCTCTAGGGGCCTTGATAAGGAGAGGTCTTATTAAGCAGTAGTCATAGGATCGCGATAACCCTGAGAAGTCCAAGGAACTAGACCATGAGCAATGTAGGTATAAGAGTGTTCAGAAACGATATCATCAACAGACACACCATAACCACCATTCATGATTTCGCAACCAAGAATCTTCATAATAGCCATCGCGCCATATTCATTTGCCGCTGATAGAACAACGTCAAATGGTGGGATCTGATCTACTAACCAAGGAACAGCAGAGATCTGATCGTCTTGTACAAAAGCGATATCTGACTCTTGAGCACCAACAGGTACTCCAGGAGCATTAGTTGAATCGCTACCAACAGGAGCCACTGTAGTACCAGCAACAGGAACTGGAGCCGTACCATAGTTCTCTGGACGAAGATCATCTTTGTCAGACATAAACTTAACAGGAGCATCGCCTTGGGTCATTTCCCAGATTAGAGGCTCGGTATCAAACTGAATGAATACCATTGATCCAGCAATACCTCTCTTGCCACGAGCAAATGCTCTTGGATCTGCTGATCCCATTGTATAGACAGGAGCCTTTTCTCTAGCAACAGAATAGCTGATCCCTTGAAGGGAAGCGATTGCTTTGCCAGCGAAGACAGCTTTGATGTCTACACCAGAAAAACTGTTATAACCTCTTGTAAACTTGCTTAATTCTACCAATTAAATCAACCTCCTAATTAACTTTTAGAAACCGAAACAGTAATTACAATCTGTCTCAGTTCGAACGCCGGAACTAATACGAGAGCAATCTCAGCACGACCAGCAACAGCCATCTGAGGGGTTTGAATGATCTCGAAAGGACGATAATCAGCTAGTACGCCAGTCTTCTTAGCAGCAAGAAGAACGTTCTCGATAGCAACTTGTAATGCGCCTTTCTTACCAGCAGAGAGAGACTCTCCGAGGAAAGGATCAACAGCATTACGAACGCCATCTACAACTGATTTCACAATGCGTACTGTAGACAGACGTCTCCAGTCAGATTCCGGCATTGTTGCAGTAGGAGCGTCGGCAATAACAAGACCTTGTGGCTTATTGCGAAGAACAACATAACCATTGCCAGCAAGGGCATCAAGGTTAGTTAGATTTTGACGATAAACAATCTGAGCATTGGCTACCTTCTTATTTGTTGGAGCAGAAGCTGGGGACATATTCACATAGAAGCCAGCATATGAAGCAGCAAAAGAAGCAATGTAGCCAAGGCTATTGAAACTATTCTTAAGTAATGGATAGTCGACAACAACAGAAATGTATTTACCAAGATCTACTGGGATATCATTGGTATCAAGTACCTCTTCGCCGTCATCAAGATAATCTCCAGTTGTAAGGATGAATCCGCCACCGAAGACGCCAGAACGATAACCAGCTTGTCCTACCATAAACTTATTACCAAGTAGACCATTGCCATTATCTAAGTCAACATTAATATAATAAGCACCAGTACTGGTATTGAAAGACCAAGCAGGTGACTTACCAAGCCAGCGAGCACGATCAGCAATAGATTCAGAAGCTGGAGGAAGAACACCAATTACACCAGTCGCGTCTACAATATTAGTAGAATATGAGTGTAAGAAACTTGCTAACTGATAGGCAAAATTTACCTCATGGAAATCTGCTCCAGTTAGAACAGTGCCATCAATCTTCTGTGTAGCAGATGCGCTACCAATGCTAGCTGGCCAGATATCAGCTGTAGACACATTTGGATCATTGCTAAATCTCCACCAGAAATATTTCTTTCCCTCATACTCTTCCATATAAACCATACCAAGGGCGTCTACGTCTCCAGCGCCAGCGTTTGGCAGATAGGCACCAGCTGTTGGATAGGTATTGCCAGTGGCTTCTGGAGCTACAGCACCTTTATAATGACCTTGGTTTACAGTATTATAGTCATCAAGATAAACATCCATAGGAACGACTACATCGAAACCATACTCTTTAAGATGCTCATAAGCAGCTTCAAGCTTCTCATACATCTTCATGCGTGAAAGAGAAAGACCATCTGAACCTGCAGTACAATTAGCATAACTATAAGTAACCGTGCCATCGAGATCAGAGAAGGTTACCCATGTGCTAACATTACCGATATCTACAGCAGCAGGATCTTTGTAGCCAGAAACAATAACTTCATAGCGATTGATTGGAGCAGCTGGATTATTATCATAAACAACTAGATCGTCAAAGTTTCTTTTGATAACAAGATTATTTGTACTGGCCACATAATATAATGAATAGTCGTCTCCAGCGCTTTCATCTTTCACTACGGTCTCAATTATAAAACCTGTAGTTGAAGCATCATTTAATGTTGCAGGATTTCCACCTACGCCAGTAACGATTGCTGGTTCTGCGCCAATACGATAAAGATAAAGATCAGTAGCGCCAGCAGCTTTTGCTTCCCACATACCACGAAGAAGATTACCATCTGTGCCAAACTCTACTTTGGCAATGGCAGTTGTTTGAATAAGGAATGGAGAGTCCGCACGGCCTTGACCAGCGGTACCAATAATAGCTACTCTTGGAGCCGTCTTAGCTGCTTCTGGAGCTAGATTACCATCTTCCTTATTTACAATAACGCCTGATAAATTGTTATACTGAACAGTTGACATTCTGTACCCTCCTTAATAATTAGAGACATCTGTTGTCACAAGAATCTTCTTAAGCTCTTGTGTTGTAATATGATATACATCCTCTGATTTAACAAAATAGATCACAGGATATTTAATCAAAGTTAAATTATCAATAATAACTTTTTCTTTCTTTAAAACACTATCTTCAATAACTTCATAACCATTTAATCTAAAAAACCATCTAAAAGAATCCATTGTTTTTTCGAACCATAATAGTCTATTTAAAGCTACTTTGGATTCTCTTGCATAGACATTGAATTGTATCCAATTACTGTATAACTTTCCCATCGCAATGAGTTTCTCACTTGGATGGTCAGGATGATTGATCATCGTCCTCATATGAGGGACAACCTCCCTGATCTTCCCTTTACCAGCAGCTCCTTGGTCGTACTGCCCTGGAGTTCTGCTTATAACTGTCCAGGTAATAGCTTCTGTATCAAGTGGTTCAGGAGGGTCGTCTTCTAATAAGAGAAGTCTTTTCCCTTCTGGTACCTGATCATACTCTTCTTTTGTCCTTAAAGCTCTTTGCACCAAAGGGAAAAAATCAACAATATCTGTTCCTTCTGGGCAGTTAGAACTTTGTTTTATCTCGGCAATATAATTGCCAATAAGACGATCAGCGTCTTCTTGGTTAAAGTTCTTAGAAAGAACTGGAATCTTAATATTGTCTATTTTTGACGCCATACCAAACACTCCATCTACGTTCTTCTTGAGCAAGAACTTTCCAGAATTCTAATCTACCATTGTCAGATTTATAAGGAAATACTTCTAAGATATTATAAATCTTATATCTTTGTACTGGCAGAACTGGACTACCTTCTTTGTCAATGAGCAATTCAACAATATAGTCTTCTGTATTTATATCCTTGTCATACTGTATATAAAACATGAAGCTATCTTTGTTAAAAGTATCTTCATTCTTATAATACAACATTTTTCGTTCATCCCAAAGAAATCCCATACCTAGACAATATCTACAGTAATAATCTTTAGAAGGTTCATCCGTTTGTGGATCTCGACATTCACATCTAATAGCTTTGTTATTTTCGTCTCTTCTCATTCTTCTTAGCATGCCAACTCTACCTTTAGGTATTTCGTCTACCGCACCATTAAATGTACGATTGAGTTCCACACGAAGATCGAGTTCAATATTAGTACCAACATTAGCATATGGATTATCGTATGGAGATGCACTCATTATTATCGACTCCTAAAAGTCTTAAGGCTTCTTCTTCCAACAGGTCTTGTATTTCTATTACCTGCTGCTACGCTATTAACTCCAATTCCAGAAGTTGGCTCCCATTGTCTATGAACAGTAATAGCGTCGTAGGCATCGCAACCTTTTACTGCAACTTGTGGCAGCAAACTAGTTCCTGGAGTTACAAGACCACCAGAACTTAAAGGGATCCTCCATTGCTCAACGCAGTTCTCTAATCCTTTTATCTTATCCTTAAAGCCAGTTCCACCCCTGAAAACTTTTAAATCACCTAATGATTTACTCATTCTGTCACTTAAAAGACCAGTTCCCATGAGGCCATTAAGCAGAATTAATTCAGCTAAACATGTGGCATATTGTCTTTTTGCGAATTCAAAGTATTCAGAATTTGCTCCAACAGCTAAAAAAGAATTAGCATCTGCCGAAAGGCTTGCCTCTAATATCGCTAACATTATCGTTTCTTCTGGAACTTCAGAAATCAAAGATCCAAGGTCTAATTGGATTCTTCTTAGACTAGAATATAAAGGAGAGTATGGAGTCGTAAAATAGGACCAATATTCTGTAGTGAGTAAAACACCATTTATACTAGAAATGTAGGGAGATAACTTTATATTAACTATATTATTTTGATAAAGCTGTCCAGGATCTAGTGAAATAGTTATAGTATCGCCAATTATCGTTGCTTCATAATCAAGTATTCCAGTAGCAAAAAAAGCAGGATCGCCATTAGCCGATTCAGAATAAACAGTAATATTCCCTTGAATAGAATCGGTATCTAATTCATCAGAAAAAACAATTGTTATTGTTTCTCCCGCATATGGATCTGTAGAGATAGGAACTCCATATTTCCTTTCTATCGGACTAATAGAGAGAACAGAAAACGAAGAAGAAGTAAGGCCCGTAGAAGTAGTTATCGAATCTATTCCAGAAGCAGAACTAGTAGATGGAGGAACAACAATATTGCCATTGCCTGTTGTAAAGACCCATCTATAATTATTTGGTAATACGATAGCTGGTACGACTACAACTTCAAATCTATCGCCAGCAGAGAAAGAGCCATCAGATCCAGAGGTAACCATTATACCATCTATAAGTTCTCTTTCCCCTGTTGATGCTACTCCAAGATTTACAACAAGAGGATCGTTAGCATCCCACCATTCGTATTCTGCTACTCCAGGCGCTCCACTACTTGTAAAAACAACCACAAATGTTTTTATTGTAGTACCAGTGTATCCACCATAAAATAAAAACTCACAAGTACCAGAGCCTGAAATCTTTTGTGTATCAAAGACAGTTCTTGTCTTAATACCAGAATCGAATCCATCGTCAGTATCTTCATCACCAGCTAATATAACTGTATATTCTCTATTCGGCTGTAATGGTTCATCTGGAATAAAAGTAGCTACTTCTAGCCAGGAGTCTCCAGATCCAATATAATCAGTAGTAGACTCATCTATTGGTGACCCAGAATTGCTAACCTTAGAAAACTGTATTGTGCCCTTTACGTAACCTTTAACATAAGGAGAAGAATTTATCTCTTCTTCTGTAGAACCAGGAAGATCAAAGGGATTTAATTCTATAGGAGAAAATACAGTAGAAGTATCTGGACCAATTAGGACAAAAGTACCATCGTTTATGGTGCTTCTATCCATCTCCTGGTCAAAGGTAACAACTATTCTTTCTTTTAAAATTATACCAGAGGAATCAGGCGCTGGAGATACATTTACGATACTTGGTGTAGTCGCCATTGTTAATCATCATCCTCCGTTATTTCCATTTCATCAGCAAGTCTTCCAATCTCAGCAGAACTTACTTGTAATGGAACATCTTCTATTTGAACAGAAGCAAATGTCATATTGGCTTCTTTTATATCCTTCTGCCTCTTAGCTTCCGCTCTTAGTTTTGTTATAAAAGAAAATCCATCTTCAACAACTATTTTACCATCAATCTGTTCTTCTATAAGAATTTTAGCTGAGTTTTCTTTGTCTTTCATATTACGCCTCTAAAACTTTTTTTATAGCATCAATTATACCATCTCTATTCTTATTATTGCGTTCTATTCTTAACATTGCCTCTAATAATTTAACGTTCTCTATAGAGAAGTTAGACATAGAAGAAATAATCTTTTTAAGGGTGTTGCCGTTCTTAGACAACACAAGAAGAGCCTCTTCGTCATAAGACTCTTTCTCTTCTTCCTCTTCTTCTATAGAAATAGTAACAGAAGTTATTTTTGGCATATAACTATCATCTTCATCTTCTGTGCTTACGGAAAAAGTAGTTTTTCTCTCTACTTCCGCAATAGAAGAAACTCTTTTCCCTTCATTATCAAGAATAAATATTTCACCTGAATCAACAGATCTGTTTATTATATTAATATGGTCTTGTGTTAATTTGTCTATATCAATCAGAACGCTTTTTGGATTTGTCTGATCTAATCTTATTGAGCTAAGAATCCAGAAAGGAACTGATGGTTTCAAATGAAGACGGATAGATCTCATTGGAGTTCTCCTTGTTTTTCTCTTCACATTATAAAAAAGAAAGGGAAAGGAAGCAACCAACTTCCCTTCCCTTTCTAGACGTTACGCAAGACTAACTTGACGTATTATAGACCAGAGATAGCGCTAGTAACATCGAGAGCAGCCAGACTACCAGCAGCACTGATAGTGGGTTGGATTGGGAATGCAATCTCATTGGCTCTGATTGGAACGTTGCGCATGATACCAGAAGACAGACCATCTTCGTAGATAGCGAAGGCATAACGCTCTTTGAGCTTAACCTTAACGATATCTGTAGAAAGATCTTCCCACTGATCAACAGTTACATCCTCATCAACTACGAGAGCGCCGAGATTTGAACTATCAAAGATCATGATATCACAGGTATTATTGTTCACATTGAAAGGAACAAATGGAGAAACAAGAACACGTAGTGGATATGGGAAGTAGCTAGGAATTACAGCTGGAGTGTTGAGATTTTGATCAACCTCTACTACAGTTGTAGCAGTCTCACTAGCAGCATTGCCACCAGGAGTAAACTGACCGTAGCCACCAGCTTGACCCATCTTAGCCTGACCAGCATTAGCCCAAGGAGTAGCACTCTTTGGCATATTGCGTGGCTGGAACCATTGACCATTACCAGTATTCTTCACGATAGTCTGGAGTAGTGGATCTGCGAGCCACATTGACCAAGCTAGCGGGTGGAGAAGAATGGTATCAGGAATATAACCCTGCATCATAATATGGGCATAGGCCTTTAATAGATCTTCCATACGGCAAGAACCATTGCCAGCGCCAGTCATAGAACGACCTGTGCAGGTACCATATACTGATTCAGTTGGGTTAACGTTATCAAATAGAGTAACGCCCATACCAGAAATGAATTCCATACCTTTGCGCTCTTTGCGACGATCAAGGGCACGACGAGCAGCACGAATGTGCATGTTCATTACATCATACTGTGAATACTTTTTCATTTCTTCAGTAATCTTAAAAGCCACACCAGTCTTACCAACATTGATAGTCATGCTACCAGGTGCTACGTTCAGACTGGATTCTGGATAGGCCATACCCTCTGCTACGTCATCGGCTACAAGAGCACCAAGAGCAGCAAAAGTAATACGAGCAGCAGGGGTGTAAGCAATACGATCCAAGAGACCAGGAATGATCATCATAGGCTCGACAGGCTCACGAACGATCTCTTCAATTACCTTTGGCATCCAAATAGAGGCTTGTGGGGTTGCCATAAGGTCACTGAAGGGGACCATGATTTGATGTGCTTCATTAAAGCCATTTAGAACAAAGGTGTCTCTAAAGAGCTTATAGTTATTGCCGAATACTGTTTCGGAATCAAACTTCTTCATAATAAATCCTCCTCCGACTTATCGTAAAATAAGGTTAACAACGACCAGTTTTTCAGCCGCGTTAGCATAAGTTAGTTGATCTGAACGTCCACCAGTGGCAGAACCAGGAGTACGCATATTAGCAGCAGATTGACCTTCGTAAGCAGTTTTTACTCTGTCAAGAAGATCTTTTGGATATACTGTAGTACCAATTACTTGGCCAACGATACCAGTTACATAACCAGCAACAGCTTGTTCAAGCTGAGCAGAAATATCAGCAGCAGTACCAGCATAATTTGGATCCGTAGTATATTTCGCTAAACTTCCATTGTAACCTTCAGCAGCACTAATATCTAGTGTAGCCTTAACAAGATTAGAGTTAGAATCATAAGTTACAAAGTCGCCATACTCAAGATCACCAGTAGCACAAGCATACGTGCTAACAGTATTGCTAGCAGTACCTTCAGCTTGATAGTGGTAATAAGTGATAGTAGAAGCAACTGACCATGGAGATGGAATGGCATTGCCGCCAGCTTCATAAAGGAACAGAATGCCCATATCATAGTCGATAAAGTAATCACCAGCAGCATTAATTGCACTTACTGAGCCAACTTGATTAACAAGACCAGCAACAGAAGCTGTGATTGGAGACTCAGATGTAATATGAGCTAATGGATAGTTAGCAAATACATAACCAACAACATTATCAGTAGTGGCAATTGTCGAAGAGTACTTTACTAGACCATTAAGAGCTGTGGCATCAAACCAACCCTTAGTGCGAGCAGTTGACCAATCAATAGAACTAGCAATAGCACCAGCCATCTCTTCTGCAGTAACAACGGCAGGAAGAACTGGATAAGTAGCAACATAGTCACAGGTAATCGCAACAAGGGCTTGTGGACGGAAGTTGTGTTGATAAAGCTTTGTTGGGTTATAATGATCATCGCCAGCAGCCTTATAGAAGTTATAGGAAGCAATACCAATTGGCTTGCTGATAAAATCACAAGCGCGTTCAGTTGGGCGAATTAGGCCTCTCTCTTTAAGAGCAGCGGTAATCTCAGCTTCGGTATAGCCACAAGCTGCAGTTACTAGTGCCCCAGTTGTAAGATCGATAACTTTCTCAGCTACATCAGTAGCGGTATAAGTAAGAACATCTGCTCCACCGATACCATCGTTCCATGCTTTTTTAAGACCAGCAGGAACTGCTTTGCCTTGACGATCTTGAGCTACAACTTTACCAGCAGAAACTACGATGTAGTACTCATACTCACGATCATAGCGGCTGACAGGAAGCCATGCAGCTGGGGTCATTTCAATGTGTGGGCGATCTGATTCGCAATACTCAACATTAGGAGTTACTCTACCAATTTGATCCCACATCTTGTGGTTAGGGACATATCCTCTTGGAATACTCATATCTATTTACCTCCTCAGGTAAGCTATTCAGCAGAGTTATTTTTAGCCGCTGAAACTGTTTCAAAAGTTAAATTTTTATCTAGGACACCAATTTTTATCATCTTGTTATAAAGCTTTTTGGCCTCTAACATTCTTTTTTCTGAAACCATATCTCTTATACTATTAACTACAGCTGCTGCTGGACCTTCTAGATTCTGAATATCAATAACATCTTTAGCTACTGATTCTACAGGACTCTGCAAGGTACCTTCAGCTGGAGTTCTTGCCATGCCGTCATTAAGTTTTTCTGCTGCTTTAGCGATATCAAACTTATCCATGATTGAAGTTTCTATGACGGACATGTCTTCGTTTTTCAAAGATTCTTTTGCAATATCAATACTTTTATATTTTCCAACTAAAGTACCTACAATTGCAAGTTTTTCCTCTTTAATCCCTCTATATTTTAATTCCAGATCAATAAATCTGTCTACTTGATGCACATAATCTGCTTGCTGGAATCTTAATTCATCGCGTAATACAGCTAAAGTATTATTAGAATCAGCTAATTTCTTTTTTAATTCTACCACTTCTACTTGAACTTTCTCAAGTTCTTCATGAGCGTCAGCACACTTACTACATTCTCTAGCCACTTTCAGGTTTCTAGCAATAAGTTCTGCTTCTGCTTTAGCAAATGCCGCTTGAACTTCAGCATCAGAAAGAGCTGGAATCTCTTTTTCATCTACTGTAATGTCTTCTTTAGCAGGAGCGCAATCGTCAAAAAGCTGTTTCTTAGCAAGAATTTTTGCTCTAATATCTTCTTTATCTTCGTCATCAAATTTATCTAATACTATAAGACAGGCAGTACCAGTAATAGAATCAATGACTGGGTATGTTCTATCTTTTCCACAAAAAACAGAGTCAGGAAGCTTCTCGTATTCAACTACAAGGGCACATCCTTCTTCTGAAATATCTTTTGTACACAGCTTCTTGGTCTCTTCAACAACTAAATCATTTACGTTAGTCTTGGTTTCACCAGCATCTGTTTCCAGTGTAGTCTGGTCTTCAGTAGAACTCGTTATATCCATTTTATCCTCCTCAATGAAATCTCTAAATTCATATTTAATAGCAGAACTATTTTCATGATCTGCTGACTTCGATTCATAATTAAAAGACTGTCCTTCCACACCATCAACAAGACGAATAACTGTATGTGGATCTGCGTCTTTAACAACAAGACTCATCTCATCATAAAGATGAAGTCCTGGTATTAACATCATTGGCCATTTCTCTTCTGTATCATCTTCATACTCTTCACCAATAGAAACATGTTCGCACATTCCATCTTGTGCCCAATTCTTACCACAAATAAAACAATAAGCATGGCCTGGGCTATTAAAGCTCGTAGACACTGCATCAAATCTACCATCGGAAATTTGCTCAATAGATTCTTTATCTAGAATATCTGCAACAACTTCTATGTATCCAAGACCCTTCCAATCTGGTCTTCTAGTCACTCCAGCCTTCATTAATCTTTTCATAGCTTTAATCTGATCTTTCATAGTAGAAGTAGAACTCATAAGAACAAGAACATCTGGATTATTTACTAGGTCTTGTGGAACAGTAGAAATAAACTGAGCTCCTCTAACAACCCCAACAGGATCACTATGTGGATCATGATGCTTAAGAATCTTTGCTGGCTTGTTGCCATTCACAAATGTTAGTGCGCCTTCTCTCATTTTTGCTGGGCTATACCATCTTGCATTCCTATTTACTAAAGCAGCATGTGTCGCTTCTACTACAACCCTTAATGCTTTTCTAGGTCCAGTATAGGTGCCGCCAAGACTGTCTTTCCATACAGACAGATCTTCTTCTGTTGGCTTAGATATTACTGAAGAATCTTTAAAGTTAAATGTAAGTGACATTAAATCTCCTTATATTAATGCTTAACTCTTTTTTGCATTCTACAAGTACAATGGGGATGCAAAGGAGGTAAGTCTTCGTAAATTATAACATCTGATTCCTTATATTTCAAAATATGTGTTTTACAAGTATCGCAACACTCTTCTCTACCAACAGATTCTATTTCTTCAAATCCGTTAAGTCTTAATCCAGAAGCCAATCCATAGTTATATGCTCTCATTATCTCACTATCATCTATCATCGCTCCACGATGTCTATGAGCTACGACAACAGCGGAGGATAAAGAAACAACATCTTCTTGTCTTGTATTTGGTAACCTTCTATTGAGAGTAGACAAGATATCATCTTTAAGACCATATACAAATCTTTCTATATGTTTTTGAATAGCACCATCTACGCTAGCTACTTTTATTCTTGTTATATCTCCATTAGTCTCTTGCAAACCTATACGATAAGCTCTTCTAGCTAAACTAAGAAGTCTTTCTTTAGCAGTTGTAAAACCAATATCAAGTAGATTATCTATCTCTTTTATTGATACATTATTCCTTCTACGAATAGTATTTGCTATATCATTTTCTAATGTAACTAAGATAGAAGATACCGGCTTATCTTGTTTATAAATAACATCTAGTTCTGGAATATAATCTTCAAAATAACAGCTATCTTTGTTTAATTTAGGTGCACTTCTAGTAGAATATTGATTGGTTGGTTTATTTTTATTCGCTATTGCTGCTGCTGCGCCACCACTAGCAGAGACTGTCTTTGTTTTAGTCACTTGTTCGGTAGTAGTTTTTGTACTTTCGGCAGTAGCTTTTGATTGAGTAGCGGAAGCATTATTCTTTGTTACTGTAGAACCGGCAACTTCTTTAGCTACATCTGTACCAGGTTCATCTATAGATTGAAGAATAATTCTATCTCTTTCTATCAAGCCATAATTAGTATTAGACCAATCGCCATCCCCCTTAACAAACATTGCTTCTTTATCATTAGAAGTTGGCCAACCTTCTCCTTCAAAAGGTTTCATGCCTAAAGAGATTCTCATTTCTGGATGCGTAATAACATTTTTAAGATATAAGTCAGCATAATGATTAGCTTTGGCTATTCTATGCTCAAGGTCAATCTCATTAAATTTTAAGAATACTTTGTTCTCGTCATCGAATAACGTATCTTGGTCAAAGGTACTTTCTTGTAAAAGTTCTTTTATTATATAAGCATAAAACTGGGCACCAAACTCTCTTTGATCTTCTTTTGTATCATCTACAAGATTTCTACTCATTGTAGAGGCAGTAGATCTATTGGCCGTTCCACCTTCACCCATGTCGACTGAACTTTGTCCAAGTCCAGTAAATATTCTTTGCTTAAAATGTTCGATTATTTTATCGACAGCAAGAGCATTGCCTTCAGCGCCAAGAACCTTGATCTCATGTCTTTCAGGAGTGACCCAACAACCATCAGTTGGCATACTCTGGATAGAGGCCCTTACTACCTCTACCTCTGTTCTTCCGTCTGAATAGATATCAGCAGGAGCAGTTTCCGTACCAACCTTATAATGGAAAAGAGGGAAAAGATGTTGATAAACAAGCAGCTCTACGTTTTCCTCTATCCTACGAAGAGCACGGATATCGTCTTTCACTGGCACAATACCAGGAGTACCGATAGAAAAACCTTCTCTTTTATCAAAAGCAAAATGCACTACATCTTCTGGATCAAATTCTTTATCTTCTTTCCCTCGAACTGTCTGCTTTATCTTCTTGATAGTTCCATTCTCATCTCGTTTAAAGCGAACAGTTTCTGGAGCCATTGGGAAGTAACCAGCAATTGGCTTTATCGTTTTCCCATTAACATTTCTTTCTTGACCACCAGAAAGCTCTGTCTTTCTTACTTTTACCCAAAAAGCATTATGGCATCTTATAAGAGTCCATACAGTATCACTAACAAGCATTGGAGTAGGGATACCTGTTCTATCTTCCATCTGACTAAATCGTTCTTTTATATACTTGACTCTTTCTGGATTCTCACTTGTGAAATTCCATCCTTCTTTAAGGAAAAGATTTTTCTTGTTTCTATAAGCTCTTCTTACGTATGCTTCTGTATCTAGTATTCTTCCACATTCTGCAAGATCCCATTCTGGAAGTTCCCATTTTAGAGTAGGAGCACGAGAACGACCAATATTTTGCGTATAAACCTTTACTGGAGAAGGTATATGAACAGGTGGAATCTTCTTCTTTACAGAAGGAGTTTTATCTAAGTCCTTTTTGGGTTTAGCCATTAGTTAAACCATCCCTTTTTCAAAATCTGATATCCAGCTTTGTACATTCTTTAATTCTTCTGCGGATACAGACTTAAAGCAATTTTTAATAGCAGTAGAAACAGTGGTCCCTCGATCAATTGTATCACTTGATGGGGCTTTAGATAAAGGTTTCCCACCTTTAGTAGTATCTACTACATCTGGCCTTCTCGTCTCTTGAACAAATTCTACATCGCCATTTTCTTTTACATTAAATCTTGAACCCTTTGGTAGTTTTGGATTTAATTCTTTCTCAAGAATATATTTCATCTGGGCTTCGTTATAGTTATTCTTTTCTCCACATTGCAATCCATTCTTAGCGATAGCCTCTATTATCGCTTTTATCATAAATATAATTTGTATTATATTAGATTTTAATATTGTAGTATCTGCTTTCTTAGACATCCATCCAATTTCTGTACCTAAAAGATCGTGCACCATTTGAACTATAAAATCAAACCAATCCTTTA